GCTACTTCTTCAGGTGGTTCAAAATATCCTTTATTAGCTAAACAAAATAAAAAAATGTATAAAATATTAAAAAAAGTATGAAATTATAACTATAAATAATTACTTAATTATAATTCTTTATTTTTTTAGAATATTTTTGTAATAATTTATACATTTTTTTTCGAATAACCACCACCTAAAACATGTTTTTCTATTGCTAGGTATAATCATGTTTCATACTAAATATATAATTATAATAAGGCAAAAAATAATATGAAGAATTCTATTATTTCTCTAAGAACTATTAGTACTACCATTTTTTATAAAAGTAGTGTTTTCATTATTTTTTTACTCATAATTATTTATAATACAGCTATTTTTAATTAAAATTATATTATTATCTTCATACACAAATATATAAATATAATTGATAATTATATTATAGGAATAATGCCACAAAATCAACCTTCAGTAACAACGGATGGTTCAGATAATGAAAGTATATATTTAGCTATTATTGAACAAATAATAGTGTTTATTTTAAGAATTATAATTGTAGTTATTCCAATATTAGGAGTTAAATATGCTCTTTCTGGTGGTTCAGTATCTTTATTATCATCAACAAAAAAGAAATCAAATAAAGAAATGTATAAATTATTAACAAGATAATTTTTTTCTTGTAGTTATAAATATATTATGTTTTAACAATCTACAAGAAAAAAAATAAAAAATTATCTACATTTTGATGATTTTTTTAATTTTGTTATTTATTTGAAATTATACTTATAGTTTTAATTATAAGTGTCCCAATATTAGCTGTCAAATATGCTACTTCTTCAGGTGGTTCAAAATATCCTTTATTAGCTAAGCAAAATAAAAAAATGTATAAAATATTAAAAAAAGTATGAAATTATAACTATAAATAATTACTTAATTATAATTCTTTATTTTTTTTTAGAATATTTTTGTAAAATCGTAATTTATTGGTAATTCTATTATTTATTGTATTATTGTTTCAATTTCATATAACAAAATTATTATTTTTTCATAATAAGTATACATAATTTTATATAATTCTTTCATTAAACAATGGATGGAATATAATAATATTATTATTATGAATAATTTTTAATTTATTATTAATATGATGACAACTAAAACACTCTCTGCAGATAATATAAGCGAAATATTAAAGCTTCAACAAAGTATGTTAGATTGCATAAATGTAAATAAAAGCAACTTTTTCAAGTATTCAAAATGTTGTGATAAAGATGGAACAAATATAATGAATATAATAAATGAATATAAAAGTTTTTGGGGAGCAAATACAGACGTTTTTGAGAACACTATAATGAATATCGCCTACACACAAATATCTAATAATCACAAAATAATTATGAATGACCCTTGGTTTAAAAATATGATTACAGTAGGACATGGAGCATTATTTTTTATTGGTTTAATCATTATTTTTTTAATTATAGGATTAGCTTACAAATATACTACTTCAGGTGGATCAAAATATCCTTTATTATTATCAAAAAATTCAAAAAAAAAATTAAATAAAAAAATGTATAAATTATTAACAAGATAATTTTTTTATTTTTTGTTATAAATTAAAAATTTTGTGATATTTTATTTTTTATAATATTATTTTTTTTAGAATATTTTTTTAATAATTTATACATTTTTTTATTTGATTTATTATTTAGATATGTTGTTCCACCTTTAATAGGAAGTAATTTATCGAATACAAACGTATTGAAATAATTAGCAAAAGTAAGAAAGATAGTGATATAAAATATATAGCGAATAATTATATTGTCCACTCATATATTATTATATTAGTTTATTATGTATCACCAAAATAAAAAAATTAATTATAAATTAACTTTAATTTACATGTATTTATGTATTCCTCCAACATTCCATATATAATCTCCTTCATTGCCATTATCTTTTAAAAATTCTACTAATTTACCATCATAAGTTGATAAAGTATCAAATGGTATATATCCATTATATTTTTGATATAATGTATAACTACTGATAAATAATGTTAAACGATTTTTATCATAAATTTCATTGTCTTTTATTGTTCTGCCAACTTGGACTCCCATAAAATGTGTATTAATAAGTATTTTTTGTAATGTATATAAAATAGTTCCAGAACCAACAACAAGCCATAATCTTTTTATTTTATATTTTTCTAAATGTTTTTTTAATTTTTTAAATAATATTTTTTTATATTTTTTAAAAGAAAATCCAAAAGGAATAATATAATCTCCTTCTTTTGTGTAAGAATCTACAATTGGATATAAATCTTTCATTGTTCCATTTTTTAAAATAAATTCTGTGTTTTTATGATAAAATTTTGTTAATTCTCTTAATTGTTCTGTTTCATCATCTTTAATATCTTGAAAAACAAAAATTAATTTAATATCAAATTTTTTTAATAAATATAAACTGTAAGCAATAGCTACTTGAGCATATCCATTACTTGCTCCACCATAAATCATTTGTTTAATTTTTTGTTCTTTAAATATTTTTTTAAACAAACTTATTGCTGCTCTTGTTTTTGTTCCACCAGTAATAAAATTATCATTAAACACTTTATAATTTTTATTTTCATAATTAATTTTTTTTATTATTGGTTTTGGATTGTATAATAAACTTGGTATTTTTTTTGTTTTTTTATAAATAAAAATAGGATGAGGGCTTTTAAAATTATCAACAGAATAAAACATACATCCTATATAATAAATATCTTCTAAAGTAATAATCCATTCTAAAAATTTCTCCATATATGTTTTTCCTTTCTCTTGTGAAAAATATAATACTAAATATCCATTATATTTTAATTTATTCAATGCTTTCAATATTGATACTTTTAAAAATTCTTCTAACCATTTATTTTCTGTATTATAAGAGAGATGACTTTGACCTTTTTCTTCTGTGTATTTTTCGTAGTCAAAATATGGAGGTGATGTAAAAATTAAATCAAAATCATTATATGTAATATTAACATTTTCAAATGTATTGTGATTTAAATTAAATTCAGCATTTGAATTAGGAGATAATGGTTTTAACAAATCTATCATTTTTTTATAATTTGGGTGTAGGCATCCATTTGGGTCTGTTCCAAAATACAAATCAATATCACAAGATAGAGCACCTAATAATCTATCTCCCCAACCAGAACTAATATCCAATATTTTTCTTGCTTTGTATTTTTTTATAAAATATTTAATAATTGCAGGATTGTGATTAGAACATTCTCTTGTTAACCCATACATATTATTTCTGATGTTTAAATCTGTTATTTCTATATTTTTGCTTTTTAATGAATTTATTATGTTTTCTTTATTTTTTTGATAATATTCATATGGTGAAATACTTGAACCAAAAGCACATTTCATTCGACATTCATCATTAAAAAAATCACTTAGAACAAAAACATCCCAATAATCACTTACTTTATAAGTTATATAATGATATTCTCCTTTATATAAAAAATATGGTAGTGGATAAGTGATATTAATATAAGATGGTTTTTTATTTATAATTACATGTATTAATTCATAATTTAATAATTTTTTAAATTTTTCAATTCTATCATTATCATTGTATAATTTATTTCTGTATGGAAAATCATCATTAATTATCAATCTTTTTATATTTTTTTCAAATAATTTTCCTAAATATTTCATATTTAAATTTCCATAATTTTTAATTTCATTTTTTTCATTTAGATTATGTAAATTAATTATTTTATAACTTAAATTATATCTTGTTTTTTGTTGTTTTCTTTCTAATTTTAAAAATGTTTCAGTGTAATGTTGATTTATAACAGTTTTATATAAAATATCTAGTTCATTATCAAATGGCATAATGTCATAAATGTTATGCCATAATAATTCTTCTGGATATTGTAAATTTCTTCCTTTAATCCAAGGTTTATAAAAACTATTGTAATTATACAATAATGCTGTGTCATAATTTTGTTTTTCAGGCGTACTATTATCAGACCAAGGAATTACAGAATATTCATTACAAATTGTATATAATGTCTTTTTTTCTTGACACAATAAATAAAATAATGATGTTTCATCTGGAAAACTATTATTGGATGAATAAATGCCTTTATTTTTAAATAATTCGTTAATTAATTTTTTATATTTACTGTATAATTCTTTTGATGGTTCTAATAAAACAATACCTCCATCTAATGTTCCAATAATATTAGCATAATTACTAACAAATTCATCATAAGAATTTCCAATAAATGGTTCAAATTTTTTATTACACAATGGATTTTCATATGGTTCCATTCTACATCGTTTTATTGCAGGTGTATTAAAATCAAAAATATTGTAAAAATCAGGATTTGAAGGAAGCATATCAACATCCAAAAATAATATTTTTTTATATTCTGTATATTCTAAACATTTCCATTTATTTGTAGAATATGACACCCAAGAAATATATTTTTCTTTTGAATATATAAAATTATTATTTATTGGAAAATAATCTAGATCTATTTTTATTATTTTGTCATAATATTTATTTAAAATATTATAATATTTTGTATATATATTTTCATCACACATTATAACCAAATCTATTTTTTTTTTTTATTTTTTAATAAAAAATTTATGAATGAAAGCACTTATACAAGAACCAATTACATAATGTTCATTTAACATACATAATGATACAATTGCAAAATTATTTGTACTCATTTATATTCATAAAATGTAAAAAAATAAAATATGATAATTGTTTATAAAAAAAATGAAAATGTATATTATTAAGATTCTCATTAAAATTTATTTTATTATTATTTGAACAAAATGTCTGAGAAACATATAAAAACGCAATTACTTGAAGTAGAGAAACTTCTTGAGAATGAGAAGAAAAAACATGAAGCTTTAAAACAGCAACTTAAAGAATTACAGGATGAGATTTGGAAGTCAAAATCCAATGGCTTTTGTTGGCTACCAGCAAACCTCAACAGGATCAATTTTTTTGGTGCTTATTCATAAATTCAGCCTGAAAAGCAAATCAATAATAGATTTTTGTTAGTGTCTATAAAATTTTTGATTATTATTTTTTATTGTAATATTTTATAAAAATTATAATATTTTGTGTATATATTTTCATCACATATTATAACTAAATTTATTTTTTTATAAAAAAATTATGAAAGAATACTTATATATATACATTAATCACATAATAATACAATTCCAAAATTATTTATACTCATTTATATTTAAAAAATATGATTATAATAATTGTTTATAAAAAAAAATGAAAAATGTATATTATTAAGATTATTATTAAAATTTATTTTATCTTAAAAATAAATAATTTAATAAAATGAGTAGTTTTGATGAAATGCTGAAAGAATGTAAAAAAAAACTAGAATGTTACAAATGGAGGTTGATGATCAATGATGTTAAGTGGCAGAATTGTATAATGCGACTTCAATCGCCAAATCTTCCATTTAAAAAAAGAGAACTTATAACTTCAAGAAAAGAAAAACTTGAAATTAAATGGCCGAAACTTGAAAATAAGCGCCAAAAATATGAAAATCTAGTACTTCAAATGCAATCAGAAATATCTAGTGATGAATCAGAATCATCCGAAGCCCAATAATTAATTGTTGGAGTCTTATAACAAACACTTATTTTCTAGCATAAAATTTTTATTTTTTTCATGTTTTTTAACTAAATTATCTACATATTTAAATACATCATCAATTGTTTTATTATTTTTTTCATTAATTATTTCTTTTTCATCATTTTTTATTTTCATAACTTTTTGAATACTTTTCATCCTTTGTGATTTTTTTAAATATTTAAAAATAAAATAATTATTAATATATAGATTTTTATATTCTTCTCCAATTTTAACAACAAGATAATCAATATATTTATTAATCATACTTGTTTCTAAATTTTTTTCTTTTTTGTATTTTATGTCAATAACAATAAATAGACTACTTAAAAAATTGCCATCAGTGTATCTTATTAAATCTCCATTAAATAAATTTAAATAAATATTTTTTGGTTCAATAAATAAATAATTTTCATTTAAAATTTCATGTTTTGCTTTCATTGACTGAATAAATTTTTTTTTATCAAATTTATTTATTTGACTTTCAACACTTTTTAATATTTTACTCAATGGAACATTCATTATTACTATTATTAATAACTAAAAAATTAATACTTACATAATTAATAATTATTTTTTCTTGTAATTTATAATATTTACCAATAATTTTACAATCTTTTTCAAAACTTTTTTCATTACAAGATATTACAATGAGTTTTTTTATTTTATTTCTAATAATATTATTACAAATACAAATTCCCATTCCAGATTTTCCAGTATTTGCTATCAATTGAGAATCAGTATCTTTTATATCAAAAGAAAAATTACTGTAATCAACTAAAAATATATTGTCATATTTGTCTAAATTAAATTTAGTGTCTTCAACAATACTTTGAAAATCAGAATAACACAATAAAGTATCATATGTTAATATTTTACTAAAAATATACATTTCACCTCCAAGCAATATTAAATCTTGGTATTTTTGTTTTGAAAGTATATTATGTATAACTAATTTAATATTATCATCAGTTTGATGAAATGTACAAAATTGTCTAAATATTATTTGTTTTTCTATAATATCAATAAATTTTTTATTTATTATTATTGTTTTATTAACAACAAAATAAACAACATTAAAGTATTTATGAATGTCATCAAATAATGTTGTTTGTTGTAATGTAAAATTGTCAATAATAATTCCACAATTATATTCATTTGCTTGTATAATAAATTGTGTTTCACTATTAAAATCATAATTTTTAAAAAATTGAATTAAATGAAGTATTGAAAAATTAACAATATTTGATACATTCTCACTCAAATTAAATGCTATCGTGTTGCGCAGCATCAGAAAAAAAAATATATATTTCACTTGGTGGTGATTGTGCTGTAGCTTATTGGCTAGGAAAATTAGGATTAAGACAGTATGCTTTTCCTTTTGATTGGGTTAAAAGTGATATATTTAATATAATAAAAGTAATAGAAACAAAATTTCATTTTTTTTTTAATTCAGTAAAAATTGTAGAAATAGAAAATTTAAAATTTCCTGTAATTGATGAAGATTGGGAAGAAA